AACTGTTCGTCATAAATAGCCTTGAGCATCTCTACTCTATTCATGAGTTCTGGAACTTTCATGGCAATGTAATACGCCAATCCCGCTACCAAGCAGGGTAGAAATCGAAAGTTCATGTCTGCTGTCTGGATACCATTTCCAGCATCTTGAATTCTTCTCATTCTCCAGTACACAAATTGATATGGAACAGAGGAATCAGGCGTGGGCCATACGGTCACAGCCGGAAGCTGCTGCACAAAAACCGCTGTGCCAGTAGTATGAGAGGCCGCAGTGGTCCCATTCTGTGCGCGGAAACAGTTGTTTATCGTATTACCGTCAATGTAGTTGTAGTAAATTGTCTCGGAATCTAGCCGGATATAACCCGAAGCAGCCAGTCCAACAGTCGAGCTAAGCGTGATGGTTGTATTAGATGCAGTAATATTTCCATTTAATGTGGATCCTGTAGGATTTGTTTCACCAGAAAGACGTTGAATCCAAACCTGAATAGGTCTGGCTTGTGTAATTTTATTGGGGATAGTGGCGTAAGTAGAAACACTAATACGCGTAATGTTTAAGTCGGCCTGAGTCGAAGAACTGTTTGCGCCTGTCCTGATGACGTGATCCAGCAGGTCAATCGTATCCGTAGGGAGTGGGTAAGTATTTAAACCGGGAGTCAGGTCAAAAGAACCCTGCTCAATAGTCCACATGTTCAAGCCACGGTTTGCAAACTCAATGGTCAAAAGATTCATTGACCGGCGAGCGGTACGAAGATCGTAACCAGAACGCATCTCACGACCGGCCCGCTCCCATGCCTCCTCAGCAATCTCTGAGAATTCCATGTTGAAAATGGAGGAGCCGGTAGTAGTCATCTTTTGGCAGTCTTAGCTGATTGAATAAATGCTTCTTCAGTCGGGGCACCCTTGGATCCGGGCTCCCTCATTCTTTCTTTAGATCCGCGCTTGATCCGTTCTTGCTTCTTGTGGATGTTTTCGTACAAACCACCCTTTGAATATTCCAGAAAGTCCGTGTCATCACGGCGCTTCATCTTTTTAACTTTTGGCATTTTCTGGGGATTGATGTCCCCCATGCCTCTTGATGCCATCATAATATTTTCCTACGTGTGTTGCGATTCTTTTACCATTACACATCTATACGCCACAGAATAATCTTTATCGTCTAGCTGAAGGACTATTGCCCTTGCCGCCTCGTGGGCAAACGTTAAGCATTTGTCTTTACTCTCAAACAACATAAAGGGCGTCCCCTCTATAGGGCTACATTTTATCGCAACACACAGCAGGAATTCCGCAATAAACATTTACACGAAGCGGCCCTTTGTCTTACCTTTAACAGCACAACCGTCGGCGCGTTTAGAAGCAGAAGAAACTGAACCGCCTTTTTTTAATGGAATCATATCTTTGTTAGACGTTCCACCGGAAGAACTTTTTTTATTCATATCTTCTATGAATTTGTTTAAATTTGTTCCTTTGGGGGGGGTTTCTGGAAGTTTTTCTGCACCCTCAATTCCCGTTCTTTTCTGTGGTTTCAACAAAGATTCTACGGTTGTCCCTTTGGGAAATTTACCGGGCAAAGTTACAGCATCATCTTGCAACTTACCATAGGTTGTATCGGGCTGGGGCATGGCTTTATTGTATGCGCGTTCATTTTTGACGGCATTTTTTTCGTCCAATAAGTCCTGCAATATTTGCTCTTTTGTTGGCATGATAAACCTTTAAATTAACTTGCCTTTTGTTTTGCCCTTAACGGCACAACCATCAGCACGTTTAGATGCAGAAGAAACCTTGCCGCCTTTTTTGTATTCGTATTCGTCATTTTTGCCCTTCATGCCAAGGCCTTCTTTGTACATGCGAACGTAGTTCCTAGCGCCTTTTGCTGCGTCGCTGCTTGCCATTGCTTCACCCTGTGGTGTTTTTTTATACTTGTTTGGGTCTTCTGCAATACCAAGATCCTGACCAACTCTGCGAGCGCCGCGAACAATTTCTTCACCGGCGTCTTTTAAAAAATCAGTAACTTTTCCCATGATAAATCCTTAGCACTTTCCGCCTTTTTTGAGCAACATGCCTTTGGTCTTGCCCTTCTGAGCAATGCCGTCAGCGCGGGAAGAGGCAGAGCCCATAGAAGGCTTGGCTGTCTTTACAGCGCCCATCTTAGAGGGAACTACGCCGCCCTTTTTCATGTTCAGGGTGCCCATTTCTTTGGCAGTAGGCATAGGCTTGGCGATACCACCACGCTTCATTTTGCCTTCTTCCATTTCATGTTTCATCATGGATTTAGGAGCGCCCTTTTCTTTCATGAAGGACACTTCTTTTTTAACCATAGCTTTGGATTCTTTCATATCACCACCTTTTGCGAATGTTTTGCCTTTATCGGCTTTGGAGAACTCTTTACCCACTGATTGAGGAACGCCAACTTTCTTGGCGAACGAAGGCGAGTGAGCGATCGCCTCCATGAAATTATGCTGCTTTTTGCTGTGACTTGGCATTACTTACTCCAATATCCCTGAAATAATTGTGTAAGCATAACACCTAATGCGCCACCTGCTCCACCAATCATCATTAAAGTTTTCCAGCCGCCCTTGGCTTCGGATAACGTGTTTTGGATTTTACCAAGACACTTTTTTATTTCGTCCATATCTTTTACCAAGCGGTCCATATCCTCTTGGAGATGTTTGATATCAGCCGCGTGTGTGGCTAGTTCCCTAACCGTGCTCAATTCGTTCGTTTCCATGTTAACATTTCCATGCCCTCAGGCTTTTGTTGATTCTGCTATTCGGATCTTTTTTGGTCTTTTCACTCGTCAACTTCTCTTTCATGCCTGACATCCTCGCACAGAAGGAGCTTCGCCGTTTGGCATCTTTCTCCGTCTTCGGCTTCGGGGCCGGGGGCTTTAACCCCGGCTTGCCCGGATTGGCTTTGTTGTAGGAGGCGCGGCCTTTGGCGTTCAATCCGCCTTTTGGGTCTTTGCCTTCCTTCCTCTGCCATGCTTCTGACTTAGCCATAGAACACCGTAATTGCGTGTCCCGCCGGAAGATTTGCATATACGCCGCGCTCAAACAAAATCCCCTCAGAGGGAATTAAGGTTGAGATCACAGCAGTATTAGTCGTGGTATCTACGGATAACAGGATGTTACCGCTTGCGGCAGACGGGTTATCGTAGAAATCAATCTGGCCAGCAGTGCCACTTGGCTTAATCTGATATCCACGAACCCGAGTTCTATCCCCGAACACAACTCCAGAAGCATTTAAATGGGCCGATTTGATATCAGTTTGCATCATGGCGGCACCTATTAGTTGCTTTGCTGACCGTCGTTTGCAATGTAGTAAGTGATGTAGCCGCTAATGTTGCCACCTGTTGGGGCGGAAGCACCAGCACGGCCAGTGATGTACACCAACTCAGTAGCAGACATCACAGCGCCCAAAGAAGCGCCAGCAGTAGCAGATGCCCAGTTCACCACTTGCTTACCAGCAACGCCTTCGTTTACCAGAGCTTGGGGGGAAGCAGTGCCTGTATTATAAAGAGTAAAACCAATGTCAAATGTGGGGCTAGTTCCGCCAGTAGCTGCGCCATTAGCTTGAATTTCAAGAATGACCGCGCCAGCAGGAAGAATAACGGGTTGTCCGCCAGCAGCATTAAGTGCATTACCGGTAGTCTGCGTAGCAGAAAAGTAAAACTGGGCAGTCATCTGCATCGAACCGCAATAAGCAGTACGTGTTTGATCGCCGCCACCAGAACGCCAAATTGATTGGGTGGTTGAGAGTGCCATTTAAATTGTCCTTCGTACAAAGATTAGCTAGTCAGTTGTGTACGCATCTGCCGGATCAGTCTGACTAACCGGAAAACCCGGATACCTCGTTTATATCATAGGTCTGGATTGGGGTCAATCATCTTGTTAGATTTACGTAAATTTTCTTCTTGTGTGATGACTTTGAGGTTCCACGGCACATGAAGGCCGCAGACCTCTTCGCCGCGAAGTGGAATGATGTGATCAACTACATATCGCTCTCCTGTTATGGAGGTGAGTTTTCTAGCTTGCACATACAACTCTCGCATTTTTAAACGCTCGTCTTTAGTTAGCCATGTGGGAGTTGCCTCTCGGT